AGCGACGACGCAAGTCCCATCAAGCCGCCGATGCTGGCTCCCATGCCTAGTACTTTTGATAGGCCCATGTCTTTTATAGAAGAAGATGTAGAATCTAATAGACCTGCAATAGCCACTCCCGCAGCCGCCCCACTTAAACCTGCACCTATAATACTACTAAAACCGGACGACAACATATCACTGTGGTGTGCGGCTATATGCTCTTGGGCCGATGCATAATTTGGCTCGCCATTTCTTAGTGTATATAAGAAGTCTCCATTCTGTCCTCTCCACTGTATATGCCCAGGATATGGATCTGAACTTGCCGAGTAATATTGCTGCGTGTATAAAGCTGGAGCAACTGATACAATCAAACTAGTAAGCGGTCTAGCAGACCCACTAGTTATTGCTGTAGCTATTGGTATCAAGGGCGGTAGAGGTATCCCACCGTTACTTGCAGCCGAAGATAATAATCCGGCGGCCGCACCCTTTAATAGCGTTGAGTAACTTGAAGAGAGACCACCGACAGCCAGAGCCCCAGACAAAAGACCCATAACAGGCCCCAAACCCATCTTAGAAGCTAATCCACTAAAACCACCTAGTAAAGAGCCCTGTAGCAAATTAGTAATACCAGAGGGGCTTGTCATCTGCATGATGTTTCGTACGGGCAACAAGTTGTCGACAGCATTTTTAAGTACTCTAGAAACGGCCTGTGGATCGACCTGCTTAACATGGTCTAATACATTACCTTTATCTTTGGGATCAAGAGATGCAACCGTCGGTGAGTCTGGCTTATGTAATTTCTTCTTAACATCCTCTGTGATGTTAGATCCTTTTTTATTGGGCGTGGATGCGTCTGGGCCCACTGCCGTTTCATATAACTTTGCTGTAATGGCTGCGCCACCTAAGAACAGCAAGCTATAAGCGTTAAAATCGTTAACAGATCCAGGTTGACTTATCGAAGGCATGCTGCCACCCTTGGCATAGTTTACAGATATAGCACCATCTGTAACTGGACCGTCGTCCGCATCTCCAGCTTTTCCGAGACTTCCCAATATAAGCGGATACTGCTGATCCGAGTCGGCAAACATGCCTATCACATTGGATCCGGGAAGTAAGCCGAGCGGTGACGTTCCTATCCTTCCTATCGCTGCGCTGGTTATAGGCTGGATAGGCATCGCCCAAGGGAGCTGGTCATCAGGAAAGTTACCAACATCATCGTGACGCCCAAATATTCTAACGCGGACTCGGCCGGATAAGTACGGGTCATCTTTAACGTTGACTACCTTTCCTATCCACCAAGTAAAGCTACTTCCTAAATTTGTATCTGTCATGCGCCCTTCTCCAAGTTGCCCTTGATACACTCAACAACACAAGTGTACCTTGGACTCTCACTAGCCAATCCAATCTCATGGTGTATTCTCGATATCAAGAACTTACCTGATAACTGAGAGTCATTATCTTTATTATCCGTCGTACTCGACCTAGTAGGTATGTTCAGTGTCACCACCGCGCCAGGGATTAACTTAAAGTCACCATACGTTCTAAACTTTAAAGAGTTCTGTGCTAAGATAGAAACATAAGCTGACTTATCTTGCGCCGACTCCGCAATTCCAGTAACAGCTCTATCTTTATAATTATCTTGAACTATATGGTGCTGCTTTAAGTTCTTTGCTTTATCAATAAACTTGCTCTTTGCATCGGCGCTAAGCATATTTCCTTGACCACCGGACTTATAGCTATTAAGTGTTGACTCAGTCCGCGTTTTATTATATGTTTGTGTTGTTAAGTCATACTTGATAACGTCTGACGCCGCGCCCTTAAGTATCTCTAGGGCGTTAAAGTGTGACGGCGTCTCAAGTGCAAGTATCTGATTATCGGTCTGCGCCAATATATCCGAGTTGATAGCGTCTGACTGTTGAAAAGTTTTTACAGAGGAGCCTTGAAAAAGCTGCTCTATAGTTGAGAACTTAAATGCCATCTTTCCAGCATCCCGCGTTTCATAAAAAACAAAGAACGATGATTTATTAGATGCAGAGACAGCCCTCTTTCTAATCATGGCCATGGCCTCGTGTGCCGACATACCCCCATTTAAGATAATATTCTGAGTACCCTTTGTATCTTCGACGATGACGTTCTTTTGACTATGGAGCAAGTCTGTGACGACTTGCTTTATTAGATTGGATATCTGAGTGCTGCCGGGTTTTATAGTATAGTTTAAGTGTCCGTGAACCGACTCATCGGATATCATCTTTATCGTGTACATCTTAGACTTCATAGATGCGGTGACACCCTTGTTATTATGATGACTCATGACCGTAAAGCTATATGTTTGCTCTTCACCGCCTGGGACTTGTATCGATAGACTTACGGGCTCGTTTCCTACTAACTGTATAACGCCTATCTGGTCGTCCGTATCAAGAACATTTATATAGCAAACTATGCCTGGTGTAAAGATGCTCTCATATATAGACATACTCATAAAAGAAGTGGTGAGGTCCAAAGTACCGCCCGCCGCTTTTATAGTAAGACTATTTACTTGGACGTCTCCAGGATTACTCATAGTATAGCCGTCATCGCCTTAGATATCTGTGTAGAGAAAGTTCTGTCCAAGACCTTTATGCTTTTCTTAGACTCGTTTGAGGCCCTCTCCATGTCAAATATTGTGACTGCATCCCAGTACACTTCTTCACCTGAGAGTATGTTATTAACTATCGGGGTAGTCGATGTTATCACGGTGTTTGATCCACTGTCCGTTCCATAGATATAGCTGGATCCACTAAGTGTCTCATTGGTATATCCGGATATATGATTGATGGTTATAGAGGATGAATTAGAGAATAAAACTTGTCCTTTTCCAGTACGCGTGATATCATAGTATACAAAGTTAATAGATACAACTTCGTCTTTAACAAACACTAAGTTGGTGTCAACGCCATAACTTATAATCGAGTTCGTGTTAAGTGTCCAGTCAGCGTTATATCTGACATAACCTACTATATTATCCATTGGCCCATAAGATGGCTGCCAATATCTATGATGACTCGTCGGCAGTGCGTTGTAGTCAGAGACACTGATCTTCTCTCCAGAGTACCAATTATTAACGTACTTTACTATCTTATTTTGAAGGGTTGATATTTGATTGATCGAAGTTAAGTTATACTTCTTTACTAAGTATGCAAAGAAAACGTCGTCTGACATGTACCAGCCATAGTACGGGTCTATTATATTATTTGACATATATAACAGCCAGTCCATGTACTGATCATTATAGTAAAAGTTAGCTATCTGATCCGGTCTCTCAAAATTTCTTATATCGTATTTGTACCAGATATATGGGTTATTGAATACACTGTCGGCTATCTTAGCGCGCTCAACAATATTGACGGCTGCGTTATTAGCGTACTTTATTAGTGGAAATTTAGCAAAGTATTTTTCGGCCATTATACGTGGTGTCCTGGCATTATATCATTAGCTTGATTTGTTGGTATACCGCCGACAGGTGATATACCTTTACCGGTTATATCACTTCTGGTAAAGAACTCAATCTCTTGTAAACCCACACTGAGAATAACTTGTACAGGCGCGCCGGAGTTATTAAAGAAAGCTGGGCCGCTTGGGGCGAAGTTAACTGTAAAATCTCTAACAACACAGTACTTAAAGTCATAAAGATATCCAGACGGGTATATTGTCACTTTGGCCATGTTTGGGTAAGTTAATAGAGTACCACCGGTACCTGACTTTATATCGGGAAGCATGTTTGACTTGAACTGTGCTATTATATTTTTTAAAGTTTCTGTTTCAGATTGATTTCTAGGTGAGAGAGTCCACTCAAACTGATGAGCTTTAAATGTCGGACTCTGATACATAAAAGTCATGAACGGGTTCTGTGCCACTCCATTAAGCTGATAAAGATTTCCACCTGTATATTTTTCTTGTAAATTTTTAATACCACCTTCTAAAAAGCCGGTTGCGGCTGCTACGCCAGCTTGCGTAGCAGTTGCCCCAAGAGTTTTATTATTATCTTTACCTTGTAGAAAAGATTCTATACCAGCCCCAATAGCAGCGTTTGTAGCCATATTAGACTCTGACCAATTGGACGAAGTTTGATCTCTTAAGTTGGATGGGATAGGCAGTTGAATCCCGCCGGTAGCTATAAGCTGGGCCCTATCAAAAATAGACCTTCTTTGATACTCTTGAAACTGTATATCGATATAGTAGTTTCTTCCAGTAGACTGATTAATTAAGTCGTGAGGAAAAGTAGTGTTGGTTCCAGCCCCGGCAACTTGATTTGCCACAACGTTTGGGTCATTTGCAGAGCTAAATGCATCTGCTATTCTGTCTAGTAGTCCGGACATCTAAACTTACCTTATAAATAGTCTTTGATAGTTTATTTATATGTAAAAAGGTGGATTATAAGTTGGCATACAAAGGATACTTTAAACCAAGAAATCCTGAGAAGTACAAAGGCAATCCGTCCAACATAGTATATAGGTCGGGATGGGAGCTCAAGCTCATGGGTTATCTCGACAGCCATAAAGACGTTATTCAATGGTCGTCTGAGGAGTTCTTTATACCCTATAGATCGCCTATAGATGGAAGGATACATAGGTACTTTCCAGACTTTTATGTAAAGAAGAAGAACGCCGACGGGAAGATAGAGGTGGTGGTTATAGAAGTAAAGCCGGCCGCGCAGACCGTCCCACCCGTTGTCAGTAAAAAATCTAATAAACCTACAAGAAGATTTATAAATGAGGTTCATACGTGGGGAATAAATAGTGCTAAGTGGGAGGCCGCAAAGGCGTTCTGCGAAGATAGAAACTGGACGTTTCAGATATTTACCGAGAAAGAGTTAAACATAAACTTTTAATGGCAAATTACTTTACACAGATAGCGTCGGCCGCGTCGACAGCGGGTATAACCCCAAACCAATCTCAAGAAGCAAGAGATTGGTTTCGCGAATCTGCGAGTCAATTAACTTCGAGAAATGTTAAGCCAGAGAGGCTGATGAACGATAAGAAGAATATTAGAAGTAATATCACTATTAAAGACATCGGCAAGATGTTCATGTTCTTCTATGATCCAAAGCTAAAGAACTCTCTACCCTACTATGATATCTTTCCTCTAGTATTTCCTATAGGATTTAAGAACAACGGGTTCTTAGGTATCAATATGCACTACCTGCCGCCTACACTTAGGGCGCAGCTGATGAACTCACTATACCTAACAATCAATAACGAAAAGTTTGACGACACGACAAAGCTTAGAATCTCGTATGAGATCTTATCAAGCTCGTCTAGATTTAAGTACTTTGCGCCGTGTGTCAAGCACTATCTTTGGGACCACGTGCAGGGCAATAAATACTTGTATGTAGAGCCTAAGAACTGGGACAGTGCACTGATGCTTCCACTTCAAAGATTTAAAAAAGAGATGTCAGGCGTAGTCTACAAAGATTCAAAGAGCAGGGTAAGTTAATGGCGTTCAATATATCTTCTTTCAATTCAAATATTGGAATGTACGGCGTACTACCTACGAGCAAGTTCTACGTGCTGATGTCGCCGTCTCCGACACTTATGGGAACTCTTCAAACTAGGGCCATGATCAACGGCGAGGGTATCGATACCATGGGTCTCGGGAGGCTCATACAGTTTAGGGCAGAGCAGGCCTCTATACCTGGCTTAAGACTTCAGACTAACGACGTTAAGAGATATGGCTTGGGTGTTGTTGAAAAGATGCCATATAATGCGCAGTTCAGCGATACGCAGATATCTTTCATAGCTGACAAGAACGGATCAATATATCGATATCTCTACGTATGGCTTACGTCTATCATAGACTTTGCCGGACAATCCGGTAACTTAAACAACGCAGCATTTACGTCCGAGTACAAAGACAACTACGTGTCTGATATAGACATATACGTATTCGATCAAGAGGGATTCTTAGCTAAGCAGATAACAATGTTCGATGCATTTCCGGTGTCGCTTAATGATATAGGACTTGACTGGGGATCACAAAACTCTTTGATGAAGATAACCGCAACGTTCTCGTTTAGAAGCTGGAAAGTTAACTCGGTCGATATAACAGGAGGTGGCGGCGGTATATCTTTCAATACTCTGATAAGGGCCGTAAGCAGCCCTACAACAGCCGCGTACGTAGTAGGCGACGCCATACAAAATTGGATACTTTCATCCTGATAGCTTGAATAATAATTATAGATAAGTGGAGTATAACATGCTACCTAAAACATCGCACCCTCAGTTTCAGATTACTATCCCGAGCAGTAAGCAGAAGCTAACTTTTAGGCCGTTCTTGGTCAAAGAAGAGAAGCTCTTGCTTATGGCCAAAGACAGTGAAGAAGAAAGTGACATACTTCAGGCAATCAAGCAGATAGTTAATAACTGTTGCATGGATCAATTTGATGTAAGCTCGCTTTCATTGTTTGATCTAGAGTACATCTTTATCCATATCAGGGCGAACTCTGTAAACGACACGGTCAAAGTATCGTACAGAGACAAAGAGGATGATAAAGTTTATGACTTTGATATCGACCTTAAAAAAGTAGAAGTGATATTTCCTGATAAGATCAAGAGTATTATTAAGATTACAAGTACAGCAGGTATCCAGCTTAAATACCCTAAAGTTACACTGTACGACGATAAAGAGTTCTTAACTTCTGGTAACGAAGCTTTCTTTCAGCTTATAGTTAGGTGCGTTGATAAGATCTTCGACGGTGATGAGATCTATGACTGCTCAGAGTACACCATGAAAGAGATAGCGGACTACTTAGAAGATCTTGACGTAAAGACTTTTGAGCAAGTTAGAGAGTTCATGGCAAATCAACCAAAGTTATCATATATTATCAAGTACAAGAACTCTTTGGACCACGATCGTGAGATAGAGCTGTCGACGCTATCTGATTTTTTTACGCTGCGCTGAACCATAATAATCTAGAGAACTACTACACAACAGTATTCTCACTGGCTCAGCACCATAAATACTCGATGACAGAAGTAGAGAACCTTATACCATTCGAACGCGACCTCTACGTAGAGATGATAATGCGACACCTCAAGGAGGTGGAGGAACAGAGGAATCGTAACAATGGCTAAGTTTGCAAAGACTGATGACACAACTACATCGGATCCAGCTCCGATAGTTACGGTCATCGACGTAAGCAATAATCAAAGTTTTAATAATACAAGTCAGCAGACAGTGCAGATGGCTTCTGTTCAAGCAACTACACAGGCGCAGGCGTCCGTTGGACTAGCTCAGACTTCTATCGACAAAGAGATTGTCGAGCAGCAGATGGAAAAAGAAGAAGAGCATTGGGTCAAGGCTTATTGGCGCCCTGCTATGGGTTGGCTCTATATGGCGATCTGCTTTATGGACTTCATAGGGTTTCCACTAGTTACTATGTTCTTGCCAGTCATATTTAAAGGCTTAGGTGTACAATTTACCTACGCTCCATGGCAGAGCCTAACACTATCAAATGGTGGTCTTATTCACTTAGCATTCGGTGCAATCCTTGGGGTTACAAGCTTCATGCGCGGACAAGAAAAGTTGGCTAAAATAAATGGCTAAAAAACCAGTAACTAGTATTGTCGACAGTCTTACAGAGTCTAAGAACTCGACAACCCAGTTAGACTTAACTGATGCAAATGCACAAGACGAAAAAGAGCTGAAGGCCAAAGAAGCTGCAGATAAGCAAGAGGCGAGGACTACAAAAAAGCAGCTGCCGTCAACCCCATCAGAGCAAGACGCAGATCAAGCTATCCCGGTTAGATCTGCAGGAAGAAAAGGGTCTACTTTTGGACGAGTAGCAAGAGCAGTAGGCTGGGAGATATTCTCGACCATGTACCCACGCATATCGGGTATGATGGAAGACTTGATGTATCAGTCGGGTCAGAACAGAACAACGAGTCAAAAGCTAGACACCGACATGCAACTCGTAACGTCCGAGTTGAACGAGACTAATAACTTGTTAGCGCAGCTTAACGCTGAGATGACAAAGATGCTCGGCCTGCTTGGTCAGCTCATCAACAGTAACAAAAGTGGTGGATCGAACTCTGGACTAGGGTCTTGGCTAAAAGATGGTATGGTCGCGGCGGGTCTTGTCACTGCGGCCGCTGCGTATGAGTTTGACGATATCGTAAAGTGGCTCGACAGCGGCGCATCGGATAAGCCAAAGATTGAAGCTGAAAACTTAACAGAAGCTCCGCCATCATTGGATGCCGTAGCTGAAACTAATCCCGAGAGTGTATTTACAGCGGTGCAGCCGCCCGCGCAAACAGCCGATGCGTTTAATAATAATCCAATGATACAAACAGTATCAGATACGGGAAGCGACGTCAAAGAAAGGACGATGGCGGCTACACGAGAGTTTGAGTCAGGTTCGTCTAAGCTAATAAGTGACTACGGGAACATGACATCTGAGCAGCAAACTTCTACAGGTGATCTTGGAGAAGCGCTTAACACTTATAAGAGTAGTGTTGCACAGAAGTACGGGGTTAAAGACTTTGCTACAAAGTCTTCTGACTACGTGACGCAAGAGGGACAGAGCACACCAAATTTTCAAGTTAACGAGAGCAATAACGCCGGCACCAAAGTTGACAAAGGTATTTCAGGATCTAATAAGAGAAGTGACGTCGCTGACAAGAGAAACGTCGACATCAACGCCGAAAAGATAACTTTTAACGCCGACGGCATGTTGTTCAGGCAGACCGGTATTACCACCAACGACAGCGGCGGTGGTAGACAAGGATACGGCAGTATTGCACCTCCAGGATTTGACGTGGGTCCAGGAGGGGGCGAGGGCGGTAATGGTATGGTACCCCCAAAGCCTGACCTATCAACTATAACATCAAAAACCGGTGTATCTGCTCAAGTAGCGACAGAGTACAAAGATAGGTTTCAAAGCCTTGTAGATTGGCTCGACGCCACCAGCCCAGGATATATAAAAGTGCTAGGCGGTTATGAGCCTAGGATGAACGTCAACGATCCAACAAAAGTTAGTGCCCACGCTTTTGGTGCTGCCTTAGACATCAACCCATCAGAGAACCCTAACGGCACCACGCAGACAACACTTCCGCCAGAGATAGCTAGTGCTGCGGCCAGACTCGGACTCGGCTGGGGAATGAACTGGACAAGCAATAAAGATCCTATGCACTTCTCTGCAACAACGAGAGAGGGAGGCAGCCCGATCGTATCCGGGGGTGTGGAGGCCATGACACCGCCGGCTACAGCACCCGCCGCCAGCATGGTCAGGCCGACGATAACGGCTAAGCTGTCAACTCCAGCAGCGTCGGGTGGTGGTAATACGCCGAGTGTAGCACCATCGCAGACAAGCTCATCCGTGCAGTCTGATCCAGCAAAACCCGTAGCAAGCATGGGTAACGAGAAGCTAAGAGACACGTCGAAGGTCGGAAATGTAGAGCCCGAGGACGCACACGTTATGTACCCTATATGGTTTGGACCCGCACTCAGCTCAGAGTATAATAAGTCGATGCCGGCGGGTGGAAGATAATGGCTAACTTAAAAACAGAAGCAAATAGCCAGTCTATAAGTGAAGTTAACAGCTCGATGAGTTCTGTCGAGGCCGCCATACATTTGGTAAGAGAGAAGTACGATAACGAGTTTCAAAATAATAGACGTACGATACTTAATGCAGACGATCGTGCAAAGGACTACGGCGACGCGATCAGGATCATGAACGACACACTTCGTCAGATCGTAAGCAAGCAGAGACAGGCAGTTACTTTACTTCAGAATGGTCCTGGTAAAGATTCTTCCAATCCTCTGCTCAACTTGCTTACAAAGAAGCTGATAGAGAAACTTCATAAGAATAAAGAAGAGAGAGCAAAAGAGAGAGCGGCGAAGAAGAAGATCGAAGAAGACCTCAAGGCCGCTGAAAAAGAAGTTAAAGACCTTGAAAAGAAAGCTGCTAAAGAGGCTAAAGATCTTGAAGCCAAAAAGCGTCAGATGGAGAACAGGGCTCTTAGAGAGCAAAAGAAAGCAGACGAGCTAGCTGCAAAGTTAGAAGCTGAAAAAGCTACTAAAGAGGCCGAGCAGGCGTCTAAGGCTGCACTTAATGCTCAGAAAAGATTAGAAGAGCAGACTCAAAAGCAAGCTAAAAAAGCTGCGGCGTCTAGGGCCGCCGCTAACAAAGCTGCACAAGAAGCTAATGTCGCTAGACAGCTTGCTGAGTCTATGAAGATAGAAGCAGAAGCTTCTAGAGAAAGAATATCACTTACACGCAAGGCAGTTCAAAGCGAGGGATATGCTAAAATTATTCCACTTACACAGGGCGATAACTTAAGTAGAGTTCTACGCGGTGAAGAGAAG